TTAAGTCCATTACGTCTATCTACTAAATAATCTGAGTTCATTAATTTAGTAAAATCTTTCCAATACTGAGGTTGGTTCGCAAAAGCTTTACCTGCTTTAAATGGATTATTAAAGCTCCAGTTAATAAAGTTAGCTGATGATATAGTCTGAAGTAATGCTGATCTAACATTAACAAACATAGTTACAGCGGTAGAATTATTTATATAATCTAAAACGTCGTTACTAAGTTTATTACCACCTTTAAGTCTGTTACTACCAGATTTCATACGTTCTAAACTGTTTTCAACAGCATCTCTATATTTTCTACCGTAAGCAGCTTCTAGCTTGTTTAAGTTGTCTTTAGAATATATTTGATCTACATTTTGATTCCATGTTTCTAAATACTTCCCACGTTTAGTAGTGTTTAATATATCTACTAGATCCGTTGTTATAGTTCCTATAGCCCAAGCATCTTTAGGTTTTGAATAACCATCACCTTTAGTTATAGACATTATTTGTTCAGCAAATATTTTTAACTTGGGGTTGTTCTCTACTATATCACTTAACTCTTTTAAATCGGTTTTTGATAACCCAGGTATTTTTTCTCCTGCCTTGTTCCAAAGGTAAACTCTCACTGCTTGTTCGTTAGTAAATCCTGATTCAGTAGTTTTTTGTAAATCTTTAGGTACGTCTAATTCTTTTTTAAGAGCTTTAAAATCAGCCATTAAATTCACTCTATCAGTTGATAAATTTTCCATAGCTCTAGTGTAAGGGTCAAATAAATTTTCTTGATAAAATCTCATATGAGCTTCACCTTTTTTACCTTTACCTAAAGTCGTATATACTAAACCTAACATATCTTCAGCGGATGGTGGTATAAAAAATCTTTGACCTTTCTTTTTTCCTCCTCTTAATTTTGCTTTAACATCTGAAAAAACTTTTTCTGCACCAATGCCTGTAGATTCTTCTATTAAGTTGTTAAAATCTTTAGATAAATCTTTAGATAAAGAAAATTTAGCTTGCTGTGTTTTAGACTTAACATCTATTACAGACATTACATCTCTAACTGATTTAACATTTTGATATGCATCATCAGCAAAATAAAAATCATTATAGCCCTCAGCCGCTTTATCTATCATCCAATTAGCTTTAGCTTCACCTGTAGAGTTACCTAAACCAGTTATATTTTTTAATGGTATATTTAATCCTTGACTATCTAAAAATTCTTTAATAGCTATAGCAGCTTCAGGTGCTCTTGCTGTTAATACAAATACGTCTTCAGTACCTCTTGCTGCTTGTATTTTTTTGGCTACTTCTAATAGTGGACCAGGTTTACCTTTAGTTACTTTATCAAATTCAGTAAAATCAAATACATAACCTTGATCTAGTAAGTCTTTACCTTTAGTAGCAAACTCTTCTGCAGTTAAGCTACCTTCTGTTCCATCAGGCGCTGTAAATAAAACATTAGATTTAGTAGTTGCTAATGTATCATCAAAATCAAATACTCTAATTTTTTTAACAGGAGCGTTAAAATCTCTAGCAATATTTAAAGCTTCATCTATACTAGCAGCTTTATTTAACAAATCCTGCATACTTAAATTTCCTTTTACATCTAATACTTTAGAGTCTGCAAGAATTTTATTAGTACTTTTACTAGCTTTTAATTGACTTGAAGCTATTTTTAAATTTTCATTAATTAACTGTTTTGCATCAGCTTTAGTTACAGCATTAGCACCTGTTAATATACCAGCTTCAGTAAGTATAATTGATTCTATTATTTTACCTTGTTGTATAATAACATTAGGATCATTTTTAAATTTATTAGGAACAACAACGTTATACTCTTCAGCTTTAGTTGTGTAGCTACCATCAGCTTTATAAGTTCTAATAAAGTTAGGATTAACATATCCATAATCACTAAAATATCTTATATCAGCTGAAGGTATTTCATTAAAAGCTTTTTGTAATTGTTCTTCTGTTGTTTCTTTTTTGCTAGCTAATTCTATAAAATTATTTAGTTTTTCTTTAAAAACTGGATGTAAAGTACGATCAGATCTTTTCCATACTTTACCTTTATCATTAACTAAATCGCCTTTTATAATATCTGTTTCGTTTTTTAATAAAAATTGAGTATAGTTATCTTTACTAAAATCTAAGTATAAATCAAGAGCTTTTCTAGCTATTTTTTCTTGCTTAGTTCCTATGTTATTTTTTATATTTTTAAACAATTTTAGCTTACCTTTAACCCACTCATTAGCTTGCCATTGATGTTCGTCGGTAGTTTCAGATCTTCTTTTACCATTTACTGTAGCACCTACTTCAACAGAATTAGGTAAAGCTTGATTTCTACTTGCGTTTTTATTTAACTTATCATTATGACCAATCAATCTTATAAAAGCTTCTCCTTCTGCACTTTCTAAAAATATATCTAATTCTAAATTAGTATTTAACTTAACTCCTTTGTCGTGTTGTTTTTTTCTACTTGCATTTCTTCTAGCAGCTTCACCACTTTTAGCTGCTAGTGCAACTTTAATTGCATCTACATTTTCATTTTTAATTTTATCAACGCCTTTAGTAACTTCTTTTAATACTGAACTTAAATTTAAAAACTCTCCTTTTTCTATAGCTTCATAAGCTTCTTTTTTTAATTTTGTATCTTTAATTTTTTCTGGATTAGATATTACATTAAAACCAAACCTTCTTAATAAATCGACTCTATTACCAGAAGTTAAATTACCAGGCATTAAAATTTTATTAATACCATCTAATCCAAATTTTTTAGCTTTATCAGCAACCATTAACATTACAGATCTTAAAGTGTTAACATCACCACGTACGTTTGCTAAACCTTGAGCATCGACAATTAGATCTAGCTCTTCTTTACCAGATTTTTTGTCTTTATTTTTAGATTTATTAATTTTGTCAAGTTCGTTTTTTACCTTAGATAAACTAAACATAGCAGTTGGCGTACCACTTTTAATATCTTGTAAAGCAGATTCAGGCATACCTTCTTTTTGTAATTGCTCTCTAACAGTTTGATTAGTTATAGCTTTACCAGTTTGATTAGCTAAAGCAATTATTCTAGCAGATATATTTCTATCATCTCTAGTTGGTTTACCATCTACAAATCCAAATACTTCTAGAAATTCTTTATCTGTAATATTAGGTTTTTTTATTTGTACATTTAATCCAGCACCTGTCTTAGCTCTTACACTACGCTTGTTATAAAACTTATCAAGTAATACTTTAGGAACACCAGTAGATTTAAAATCTTTGTTATAGCCATCAGGTAATAAAGCTTTTAATAAATCAATATTATTTTTTATATATCTTTGAGCGCTAGCTATTTCACTTTTAGTTAAATTAGCATTACTTAATATTTTCTTAGGTGATATACCAAATGCTTCACCAATAGTTTCATTAGCTAAGTTTTTAAGAGTTTTATAATTAACTTTAGATAAATCAATATCTTTTACTTTATCACTTACTTCTTTTACAGCTTTATCTTCTAAGTTTAATCTTTTAGCTACCTTAATCTTTCTTTCTGCTTGTCTTATTTCTTTTTCAGTCCTATCATCAGTTGTAATATCTGAATCACCTACAACTTGTCTAGCTTGCTCTGAGTCAATACTAGTTGTCTCTGCTTGTTTACCTATTTGTTCATCATAAAACGCTTGACGTTTAGGTCTTATATTAGAATTAACCCAAGTAGAAAATTCTGTTGATCCATCATACCTTCTTAATATACTATCAAACTCTTTATTAACAAATGATATAGCTTCTTCTGGAGCGATAGTTCCTTTAGATATATCATATCCTAAAGCTTTTAAAGCTACATTATCATATTGCTTTATTAATTCCTCTACGTCTGTATTAGCTGGATCTTTCTTATATTGCTTAGCTAAGTCTGTTACTTCAGATTTAGAAAACTTAAGTATAGTCTCGTCAACTCCTTTTTCAGCTACATCTTTAACTCTATCTTTTAATCTTTCACTTACAACAACTCCTTCTTTAGCTGCTTTAACTTGAGCTTTAGTAAATTTACCTTTACTTACAGATTTATTATAGTCTTTTATAAAGTTATATACATCTTTACTATCATTAAAATCTATATTACTAAAACCAGCATTTTGTAATATACGTCTAACAAAGTCTTTTAATTTAGTAAATACTCCTTCTTCAAATTTAATATCACCAGTGGCTATTGCCTCAGAAAATAATGTTAATACTTCTTCAGCTTTTGTAGCTTCATTAATATCAGGATCTGCTTTATATTGTTCTATTCTAGCAGCAAGATCTGAGTTTTTAAAGTCTTCAGTGCTAATATTACTTAATTGCATTTTAATAGCATTAGCTAAAGCAAAAGCACTTTCATCACCTTTGTTAAGTGTATTAAACAAAATACCATGTAGTATTTCATGGCCAGCTGTAGTTACAGCACCTTCTTTAGAAGCTACATCTTTATTTATAATAATAGTTTTACCATCTTCAAGTATAAATCCTCTTTGCTTACCAGCTTCTTTAGCTTTAGAAGCCGCCATATTTGTATTTTCTTTAAGATAATTTTCTACATCGGCTTCAGTATCTAGCTCTATTACATTTAAATCAATATCAGCTTTTTCAACAGCTTTAACAGCTGCTCTAGTAGCGCTTTCTACAGACTGTATATTACCAAGTTCTTTGTTTATTTCTACAACCCTTTGTTTAGCTGGACCAGTAAAAGCTTCATCTTCATTTTTTATCTTTGTTTGAAGCTTTTGTCTTTCTAACATTAAATCTAAAGATTTTTGCCTAGCTTTAGGTCCAAAGTTTTTAGGTATTTTTAATGCAGAATTTTTTAAATTAGCTACTTCTTGTGATTGTTGTTGGTATTGTTCTTGAGTTATTTTACCATTATCATACAAATCTTGCAAAGATAAAGCAGCATCTTTAAAAAATTTATCAAACTTTTTAGCTTCAACATTTCCTATTGAAGCTTTGTAAGCTGTTTGTCTTATAAAATTAGCTCCTCCTTTTACCATTCCTGGGATACCAGGTAGCACTATACCCATAACCCCACCAGCTATACCTTCTTCTAAAGTATTTTTAACATCTATTCTGTCTACAGCAGTACCACCTAATGCTTGAGATACGGCTGCTTGATTGGTTAAAGCTTGAGCGCCTTCTGTAAAAAATTCATTTATACCGCCTTTACCATATTTTATTAATAACTGGCCTCCTCCTTTTAACATGTCGTTAAAATCGCTTTTACCAGTTTTAATTAACATGTCTTTTATATCTTTGTAACCTAATTTTTTAGAAAGATTAAGCATAGAATTATTTAATCCTTTTAGGGATTTTGCACCTCTTAAAGCTGTACCTTGCTCTAACAATGAAGAAACAGCACTCCACCCAGCGGCTTCGCCTTGCGCTTGGTATTTATTATTAATTAAAGCATCTACTATTTCGTCATTAGTTGGTTCTCTTTCTACTCCTTCTTTTTCTTTTATTTCTTCTCTTAAACCTGTTTTTAAAGCTTCCCAATAATTACTACCATATTCTTGACCAAACATTAAAACAGTAGAAGCTACTAATGAAGAACCTCCAGTAGCTGGAGTTAGTAAACCACCACCAATACTAATACCTAATTGAGGAGACATTCTAAAAACAGTATTAATAACATCCATAGTAGTGGCACCATCTTCATCTAAAAACTCCGGCTGCTCAACTAAGCTTAATACATCATCAAAAGCTTTTATCTCTTCTAAGTTTACTTTTATACCTTCAGAAAACTCTTGTTTTTTAGTTTTTTGCATTTTTTTATAATCAGCAAAGGTCATAGGCTTACTAGAAACTTCGCCAAAAACTCCTTGTCTTTCCGTTATCAACTTGCCGGTAATATCAAATTTACCTTCTCTAGGAGTTGAAGGTGCTTGTGTCATAAATGCAGGTCGTTTAATACCACTTTTATCAAAATCTATAGCTCCATCAGGGTAAACATAAACAGTTTGATCATCTTTTATACCTAACCCACTATTAGAAGCGTTAGCTTCATCTATTTGTTGTTTTATTTTATTTACACCTAACTGTTTTAAAGATATTTTAGCAGCTTCAAAAGATTGACCTATTTGTTCACTACCCGCTATAAATTGAGCTAGGGGTGTATTGTCAACATATTTTAATAAACTTCCAAAACCTTCTAAATTATTTATTTTCCACTCTCTCAAGTAAGGTGTAGCTTGTTCGTTTAAACTTTCGTTAATTAATTGTACTCTATTTTTAAATATAGGAGACTCTTGCATTCTATCTAAAGCTCCAGCTCTAAATGATTCGTATTGTTTATTTAATTCATCTAACTCTGGTTGTGCTTTAGCTAATCTTTCATTTCTAATTTTATCAAGCTCTTTATTAGCTAATTCAACTTGATCTGCGTTAGATAGATCATATTTAGTAGAAAGATCTTGAGCAACAGTATTCATATCAAGATTAAACTTATCTGTTATTTTTTTAACATCTCTTTCAAGTTGTTTATTTAATATCTCAGAAGTTTTAGTTATTTGTTCTTTTAGTACAGGGTCTTTTAATATTAAATCTTGTTTTGCTAGATCAACATCTGCAATAACATCTTTTTCATCTTTAGCTTTAGAGAAATCCAAACTTTTAAGTTTATTTTCAACTTCTAAATTAATTTGTTTTATGTTTTCTAATTTATTAGCTATGTCAGACGGCTTTGTAAATGCTACTTCTGTTCCAGTTGTGTAAAAATCTTGTTCAGCTTTGTTATATTGATTTTCTTTCCAGGTATTATAATTTTGTTTTTCAACCTCCATCATACCTAAATCCTCATAATAAGCTGTATCTACTTCTCCCTCACTTGTAAATACTTTTGGTTCCCACTCAGGTTGTCCATCCAAAGAAATATCTTCCGAAACTAACTCCGTATCTTCCACTGCTGGAGCTTCTGTAGTCTCAGTAATTGTTTCAGTTCCAAAAACTTCACCAGCCCAGTCATTATAGTCAGCTTCTACTTTTAAATAGCCATGAAGACCTTTTAAATATTCTTCATCATTTACAATAGAATCTTTCCATTCATTGTAATCCGCTTCTATATTTAAATATTTATGTAAGTCTTGTAAATATTCTTCGTTCATATTATATTATACTTTAAACTTATCAAGTTGTTCTTTAGTTAATTTATACCCATAAGCTTTAGCCATATCTTCTACTCTTCTTTTATATTGTTTTTGTAACCCTTTTTCATTTGGTTCACTATTCGCATATAAATCCACCCATTGATCAAACATTTTTTGATCATCTATATTTTTAAACTTAGCTTTATTATCGTTGTATTTAGTAGTTGTTTTGTTGTAATCTCTAAGATATTCTCCTCTTTCACTAGGCTTGATTGCTCCAGACGCTAATAGCATAGTAACTCTAGGATCCCAGCCTATATTAACATGCTGCATTCTCATCATTGCTTGCTGTCCATCAGATAATCCATCATAAACTTTTCCATCTAAATCTGTTTTCAAACCTTTTTTAGGTTGATCACCTCCCCAATACGTAGCCTTTTTACCGTCTTTATTAACTCCTTCTTGTACTTGGTCTTTACTATTTAAGTAATATTGAAAATCATAATCTTTATAATTTGTTAAACCATAAGTATTATCACCTGATCTACCACCATAAGTAACCTCAGAGTTTCTCATTATATCCTCTTGCTTTTTGTTTTCAGATTTTAAATCTCTACTTGCAACTTTTTCTCCTGCTGTTTGAGGTAAGTCAATTTTTTCTTCAACTTTTATATTTACGTTATCACTGTTTATTTCTTCTTTAACCTTTACGTCTATTTGCTCTGTGTTATTTTTTTTTTTAAAGTTATTAGGATCAAACTTTTCAGGTGTTTTAACGTCTTTTATATCTATACTAAAGTCATAGTCTCCAACTATACTTGGTGTTAATCCTGGAACTGTTAAACTTAATTTTTCAAACATATTTCTAGGATTTTCTAAATCAAATGGGTATTCACTCCATTTCCCAGTACCTTTTTTAACATATATAGTAAACATTTTTTCATCTAAAACTCTACTTTTAATAGTATCTTTTTCAACCTCTGTTAACTTTTCACCTTCTTCTTCTTTACTTTCTATAATCTCTTTTGCTATGTCGTCTGTTATGCCAGCACCAGTAACGTAGGTGCTTCCAGATTTAGAATCGTTTTTCTTTAAAGCTTTTGTAAACATATCTACAGCTTTTATCCTTAAAGCGTCTTGAGGTAATCCCTCTGGTTGGTTCTTTGATTCATTAACAACTTCTATTATATCTTGTATTGTTTGTTTATTTTCATCTAGCCTACTTAAATTAACATTACTAGTTTTTTGTTTCTGTGCTTGTCGTTTTTTATCTAGTGGAATTGTAGCTTTATCTTCATATACACTAACTGTCGTTAAATCTGGTAATCCTTTTCTTTTTTGAATTCTATTAATTTGAAAATTAAGATATATGTTTTTTTGATCTTCACTATTTTCATCAAACTTAGGTTTTTCTACAATATTACCTTCTTCATCCCTTAAAACAACTCTTTGCCAATTAACTCTATTAAAGCTATCAACTAAGTTTTTGTCATTTTTTAAAGCATCCACTAAAAAAGCATTTGCTTCTTCCATACTTTTTATTTCTGTTTGTGTAATTTTTTCTCCGTTTAATGTTTTATTTTTAATTTTCTGTTCTAAATTTTTATAATTATCAGCATAGTTTTCATAAATTAAATCAAGTTTTTCAGTGTCATCTTCTAGGTAATTTAAAAATGGTTGCTTTTCGTTTAAATAAGCTCTACTATTTACTATAAAATCCTTACCATCTTCATCTTTCATTTTAAATACCCAAACGCCATTTACTAATTCTGGTTTTATATTAGAACCACCTTTATTATAGTCTCTTATAAAATCAATCCTATTAGTATCTTGAGCTAATAAAGCTGCTCCAACTTGATCTAATTCTAATGACTCAGAATCTTCAAATTTTTGACCTTCACTATTAAAAGCTGCTAAAAATAAACCAGCTTCTTTAGCTGCAACTTCTAACTCTCTTTTAGCTTTTAAGTAAGCAGAATTATCTTTACCAATGGAATCTACACCTAATCTATAAACTTCTTCGTATTTATCTTGTAGAGTTGATTTAACTTGATCATCTATAGTTATTTCAGCATATTCAGGAAATTCATTAACACTAGATGATAAACCTAATAAATCTTCATTAAGTTTATTCTGAAGTTTAATCCTATTTTTCTCTTCATTTTCTCTTAGCTCAGCTTGTTTAGCTAAAGACTTTTCAATATCTTCAACGCCTTTGGTAAATTGACCAACGCTTGTATCTATCACCCTTCCTGGGTTGTAATATGTTCCTGCCATGATTTATTATTTAACTATAAGGTTTTGATCTTGGTGGGTTATAACCGCCGTCTCCACCACCAAAAACAGATCCAAGATCTTCAGTGGTTGCTAAAGTACCTAAAGCACTTGTAAAAGCGCCCAAACCTTGTCCTTTTGATGCCATTTGTTGTGCTTGTGCGTTTTCTAGTAAAGCTTGAGCCCTGTTTAATTGCCCCATTTCTCTTGTTTCTTGCTGTCCAAAAACAAACTGTTTACCTGCAGCTTCCATTCTTTGTGCTTGTAATTCTCCTTGAGCTCTTAATTTCTCATTGTTTGCTTCTTGTGTTTCTAAAGTAGCAGAAACTCCTTGCTTAGATTTTAAAGCTGCTTGAGCTAAAGCAGTTGCTCCACCTGCTCCAGTTTGTCTTAAATTATCCAATGTGGTTGCTAAAGCTAGGTCCGATTGCTCTGCTTGCATTTCAGCTGCTTGTGTAGCAACGCTTAAATTAGCATAGGGATTTGTTATACCTGTATATGGATTTATAATAGCTTGTCTAGATTCTTCTAAATTTTTTATTATTGTTTTTTGATCTTCAGCATCTCCTTTTGCTTTATTAGCTTGGAACGACGCAAACATGCCGGCTAATGCTTTAGTACCTGCTATTGCTAACCCTATTTCTGATTCTGTCATATTTTAAATTTTAATAAGATGATAATACGTAATTTGATGATACGCTAAATAATTCTTTTGGTCCACCTAATTGAGTGGTATTGTCTGTAGATATTTTTACAGTAGCAAAATAACCTTTTATTCCTGACATAGCATTTCCAAATATAACTTCACCTGCTCTTACTGTGCTATTACTAACCAAGTTGGATACGTATCTATTTTCTTTTCTATTAAAACCAGCTCTTAAAGGTATACCGTTTTCAGTATATAAACCTTCATCATAACTTTTAACAGAGTTTGTAACATCTTGATTTTCTATATAATTACTATTAACTAAATCAAATCCTTGGAAATCTGATTCATAAGAATCTATTTGCCAACCGTTACTTCCTTCATAAGAAACTGTATTAAAGTTTTTTGTTACAGACACAATAGGGTTAAATATGAAAGTTATATTTGAGTTGCTTCTAACTCCGTAAAATAGTCCAGCGTTATTTGCAGTTGTATTGTCATAATGCTCATAAATATCAGAACCAAAAAAGCTATAATATTTATTTTTTAAACTAGCCATAAATTTAGGCTCGTAAGTGTAAAAACTTACCCAACCATTTATTGCATCTTCAAAAGCAACTGTATTAAAAACGTCAGTACCATTTGGAACTACATCTTTGTCTTGAGTAGATACAACATAGTTTTGATTGTGCACATCATAACCAGCTACAATCCTGTCTTTAATATATTTAGTAAAAGTTATATTACCGGCTATAGGTGCGCCAGGGCTTCTGTCTAAGTATATGTTATTTTCATCAAACACGCCAACAACATTTGCTATTATACTTCCAGTAGACTGCGGTATAGTAACTTGCATGCCTTTTTCTATAAAATTAACATTAGAACCAGTTACATTTATTTTAAAAGGTGCTATTGTTTGAGCAGTATTAAAAACACACGTAAAAGTAAACTCTTTAAATTGATCTTCTATTTTACTAAATTCATCTCTAAAATAATCTGACATGCCATATTGAGATATTGGTGTCATACCGTCTCTTGACAACCTCATTACAGCATTCCTATATTTATCTACAAAATATCTTCTATATCCATAAACAGCAAATGTTTCTGGGTTTTTACTTATTCCATACTCACCTACATAAGGTGTTATCTGACCAATGACATTGTCTGTAGAAGTTAACGCAGACTCTCCTTCAGCTGAATAAATAGCATCTTTATCTATTAAAGCCCTACTTACTTTATTTTCTTGGAATATAGCTAAATTACTATCTAAAGCATTTAGTTTTTGTATAGAACCATACATTGGATCAACTGCTTTTGTTATTTGTTCACCAACTGAAAAAACATTAGTATCGTTAACATTAGTTATAGAGTTGTACAGCCCAGAGTAAATCAAAGCGTTTAGTCTTCTTACTTGCTCATTAGTATCTTCTATTAAATAAGCTCTAACGCCGTAGCCACCATTAACGTTGTTAAAACCACCAGTAATTCTAGCTTCTTCAATAATCCAGTTTCTATCGTTATCGCTAAGTGTTGTTATAGGTTTTGTTCTTCCTAAAGGTGAGCTAGCAGAAGTAGGATATAAAGGATAGTTTTGAGGGTTACTAGGTAGCCCAGGGAAAACAGGTTGATATGCAGCTTCCCCAGTACCAGTAGTATTATTTATATTCTTTTTTAATACAAAAGCGTTGAAAAACTTTATTTTAGCCATAATATACTATCACTTGTTATTGAGTAATTATTACATCAAATTGACTAGACAGGCTACTTAAACCTGTACCATTAGCGTCAACTAGTTTTAACTTATATGATCCATCAACTGCTAAATTGCTTGCTATAATTGTTCTATCTTGATTAGACCCGGTGTTAGGCACTACGTATATTTCTGGATACAAAGCTTCGGTAGTTGCGTCTACAACTGCTAAAAACAATTGCTCTTTATTTCTACTAGTGTCAATTGAACCGTTTAAAAAACTATCACCTGTCATGGTAAATAAATTACCTATAGGTTTTGTAACAACAGTAGGTGGATTACTATTAAATATAGGTGCTATATCCAGTAACTGGCAACTGCTTATTCTTATAGGAGCATTAGTATATAAAGGAGTTGGTGAAGCAGAAGTATCAGTAGCTAGTAAATTAAATGTGTAGTTTTCGTTTACGTTAGCATTTGAGTTAAACACAAATAAAGCGTTTGTTTGTATTTTATACTTAGTTACACTTCCAGTGTTATCCGTTAATATTTGAAACTCTGCAGATCTATCAGCACCAGTTCCATCGGTTACTAAATCTATTGCTAAAGTAGAATTTGTTGTAAGTTTAACTCCAGCAGCATCTACTAATTCAAAGAACAATGTAGCATCTGCACCACTAGCGGTGGCTTCTGTATGTATATATTGTACATTTTGCCCTAATGAAGTATTATTGCCAGCTGAATCTTCAATTCCTTTAGGAACGAGATTGACTACTTCATTATTAAAATCAGATATTAAACCTGAACTTGAACTTTCCCAAAAAATATCTAAAACAGATTTAGTAGGTCTTGTTTCAAAAACCCCTAAATCTTGCCATGCTCGTTCAATAGTTGATTTATCTGTATACGTTGGGGTTGATCCAATTTTAAAACCAACAGTCTCTATAACTGCAACAAAAGGATTTGCTTGCGCATCAAAAAGTATATCATGAAAGTTAAATTTAAAATCTGCAGCAGCGCTACCACTAACAAAATACGGATACCAAGGTATAGGATTTTGCGTTGTACTATCAGCAGCATCATTAATTCCACCTGGATACAATTCACCTTTAGTAGTTGTCCATCTTCCTAAGTCTCTAAAAGACTGAATAGAAGCGACTTTAGATCCTTGAGCCCCAATAGAAGATTGTGTATTATAAGAAACGCTAGAAGTGCTATTATAAATAGGATTTACTCTATTAAACAATAAAGTTTCACTGCCAAAAGTATCTTGATTACCACTAATAGTATTTAACTCTCTTGGAACTTTATTTATATTGTCTCCACTTAAAGTTAATGTAGATAATTTATTAGTTGAAATGAAAGATGGCAAAAATTCAGAATTACCTGCCCCATTAGCCACGGGAAAATCAGTGTTGTTTTCAGTGTAACCAATAGTATCCCAATATATTTCCCCAGCTAAAGCACCAGGTGTGTAAACATTATAGTAATCTTGATCCTGTTGTTTTACAACAATTCTATAACTATAATATCCTAATGGGTTTGTTTCTGAATATAAACCTGGATAACCTTTCTTAGATAGTGTTAAAGGAACTTCAGATCTTAAAGTTAAATCTAAATAATTACCAGTAAAGTTAACACTGTTAGCTCCAAAGTTTTCATATGAAGTATATATAGTAGAATTTTTACTACCTGCAGTTACATTATTTTCATCATTTAATAATACGTTTGAAGCCCTACCATATCTATCGACTAACACTATACCAACTTGATAACTTCTGTTTTGCTTTAAAGTATGTAAAGGAAACTCATTGCTTAAATTCCTATTTGCTTGATCTTGATCACTGCTTCCAGACGGGTAAGTTTTTTGATTATAATTTAAATCATAATGCAAGTTATTTGGAGAACTATGTTTATCTAAAAAATTACCATAAACAACTCTATTAGAAACTACTTCTTGCGTTAATGCTCTTATAGGGACTTTATCAAATACCCTTATTAATTCTGCTTCAGGAAGCACTTTAAAAGGCTTAGATGATAAATAGTTATATTGATACTTATTGGTTGCTCCTAAAGCTGTTAAAACGCTTACTGGCACATCTTCTATAACTCTAACTGCTAATTCATCAGAGTTTTTTACTAATATTTGTAGTTCTGATATTTTTAAATTATTTTTTATATTAGATCCTAAGTCTGGTAGTATTAGGTTTAATTTAACTTGGTCAACTCTATTTTCCATAAAGCTAACATTACCACTTTCTAAAGTTACTTGCTCATCGTCATTTATAAAATAGCCGAATTGTTGTGGAACAAAAGCAGATTGTGTAAACGGAGCTATCAAAGAATATTCATCATCTTCATATTTAAATCTATAGCTAAATTTAGCAAACTCATCTTTTAGTAAATTAGTGTCTCCTTTATAACTACTATTATATTCTGGATTTGCTCTTTGTATCATAACCTTAACAGTTATGCCGTCTGTATACTGATTTATAGCTGAAGTTGCTGTAGCGGTCAAAGTAGTCACGCTTGTTACAATATACTCGTCTTCATCATTTACAGTAATTTTATCTCCAATAACACCAGTTGCTTGAGCTTTTAAATCAGGGTTGTTGGCATCTTGAGTTATTGTAGAATAAGCAGGGCTTGAAAATGTAAACAAACCCGTAGCTCTAGTATACACAGCTGTAGTAATAATATGAGCAGGCAAGTATTCTTCTGAATTTGAAATTAAAGTAGGATTATTAGATGCGTCTAAAAAGCTAAAAGCTTCATATGGAGCAAACTTAGAAACAGATACTTGGTCTTCATTAAAATAATAAGGATTATTAGTTCCTGAAAATTCATAGCTGTCGTCAAATGCTCTTTGTATATTTATTTTCCTTGGCTGATTCCTATTATCAGTCCAAAATAATAAATCCTCTAATAAGTTTACGTTTAAAATAGGTTGTGTTTTAGAAAAATTAAGAAAGTTTCCAGCAACTAAAATCCTATAAGTGTTTGTGTTGACATTGTATTCAGCTATATAACACCCAGCTCCCTTGTAAATAAAAACACCTGGGAAACCACTAGATGTATCTATGTAATCTGCAGGTGCAAAATTGCTTAATTGATTATTAGAACCATCAGTGTAATCAGTTAGAAATAAATATATTTTATCGTTAAATATATCCATATAATAACCTATTACCTCTAGATTAGGCAAAGTTAATTCAGTTGGTCTTATTACAGTGCCATACTTTTCTGTTACTTTTTGTCTTTCTAAAGCTGCTATATCTTCTTTTAAACTTACATTAACACCTTTTATTATATTACCTAAAACATTTTCAATAGCACCAACGTCTGGTCCTTCTGATCTGCTTATATTGATATTTTGAGCATCTCTATACTCACCATTAGGTAAAAGCCTAGCGTCTAAGTCTTTATTCATTTTAGACTTGAGAAAAGTATTTTTTATTTCAGCCATGTATTAATGTTTAATCCACTTAGATTTACCTCTCATTACTTGTGTAAATTCTTCTAGCTTTATATTACTTAATCTTATTTTAGCGTTTCTTAATTGAGCTCTTCTATCTTTTTTAAACCTTTGAACAATGTATTCTGGTATGTTAATTTTACTAGATAATATGCTATACGCTATATGCATATATATAGCTTGCTCAGCCATTTTAGGTATTTTGCTATCCATGTCATAAGCAAGACCGTCTGATATGTATTCTAATATTATTAATTCATTAGCTAAGCTACTTGAAAAACTAAACTTACCTTCTCTTTCATCTATAGTAAACCAACCATTTTTTTGAGAAACTTCAGGTTCTAATCCATATCTTTGCCCATAAGCTATTTTAGCAAAAGAAAGATCATATACATCCGCGTTTTGAAATAATTGATCAGTTAGTTGTCCTGTGATATTTAAATTATCATTTCCAGCCCATCTTTCGTTAGTAACAGCTTGTTGAGATTCTAAGTTTTCTCCATCGTTATCTTGCTCTGGTGTTCCGTCTACGTTTTGTAATAAAGGCTGTGTTGGGTTACTAGTTAATCTTGTTGGATATATAATATGTTTAACACCAGATGAGTCAACCCAAGACAATTGAACATAGTTAACATAGTCTTGTGGAATTGCTAAAGATAAACTTGGTGGAATAGTAAGTTCCTGTGATTTAACAGATTTTAAAGTGTCATAGCTAAATTCTTGTAAACCTCTTTTAGCGTGGAATATAACATCAGACCTCTTAGCTCTTGGTATTAATTTATCCATACCTACATAAGCAACCATAAAGTTATTTACTATGTCTGTTAAATCAATATACGCGTAACTTCCATAGTTATCCCAAATGGACTGCTCTAACAACTGTATAACTATCACATCGGTTAAAACCGGGGTAACTATTAAAGTTACTTCGTTTCCAGTGACCTTATAATCTGTAGTCAATGTTAATTCAACGCCGTTTTTTAAAACTTTAAAATTAAGCTTTGGAGAAGTAACCAATGAAGTATTACCCGTCCAAGTGTATAAAGTGTTTACAGAATTAGTAAAAGCTTGCTGACCAGCATAGTATTGAGCGTTAGTTTCGTTTATTAATCCCATTTTTTATCTTTTTGAATTTACTTCTTCTTGAGCTAGCTCTTGTGATGCTGCTTGAATTATTTGTGGATCTCTTATAACTATACCAGAATATTTTAATATTTCTAATACAACTTCAGTTTGTTGACTTTCGCTTATTTCAAAATTAACAGATCCAGTAGTTGGAATAATACCAGCGCCTGTACTAGTAGGTTCATATACATATTGTCCTAATGACCCTACACTATATGCCCAAACTACGTCTAGTGGTTTTCTAATATAGTTAAAAGTAACATCTGTATTAACAAAAATAGTTGGACTTGGAAATACGGTTAATTTGTCTTGTTGATATTTAGCGACAGGAAAGTTATTTGTAGGTCGAGTTAAAGGAGAAAGTTTTACTTTATTGTAATCTCTATTACTTAATATTTCTATTGGAGGTGAATTTGTGCCTTTGTTCCAAGAAGCAGATCCAAATCTATGTAAATCTGTTGGTTGGTCATAAACATTAGATGTTGGAGGAGTTGTGTTATCTGCAAACTCAGTTTTTTCAAACACTTGAAACTCTTCCATTATATGATCCATCCTAGATGCAAACTCTACATCTGTTTTTGGCATACGTATATATTGATTATAATCCTCAAAAAACTTTTCAAATATCTCTAATTGAACTTGAGTAGCTATTTTATTAAACTCATCAGGTGTTAAATATCCTCTTTGTTCTTTATTAAGAATATTTAAAACTGTGGTATATACCGTATTTACGTTTATTGCCATTTTAATTTTTTTAAAAAAAAAGGGTGGCGATAAAACCACCCTTAATTATAGTCACTTGTTATTTAAATTTTTTCTCGATAGATTTATAAACATCAAGTCCTTCATCTGTTTTAAACCATGCAGCCATAGCTGAATATGGGTTTTCATCAAAAGGTACATTCATTAGCTTTCGACCATTGCTAGCCCAAGTAAATGTTCTTTGATCTTGAGATAAACTTATTATATTAGCTTCTCTTGCTGTAATAGCAAAGTTTCTTAATACAACGTTTTCATCATTTACTAAATCTAAAAATAATTTAGGATTTCTTTTAGCAAATATTAAAACATCTCTTTTTAGCTCTTTAGAACTTAATTTATTCACTTGAGTTCCTAATTCAACTCTCATTATAGCTTCTGCTTGATCTACATCTATTCCAACCGCAGCGTTCATCGCTTCCATTTCTAGTTTTAATAAATCATAATCATCTGCAGCTTCTACAACAGCATCGTGTTCTGTAAATAATAAATTAAAATGAGGATGATGCGCTAAAAATTCTTGTAAATTTCTTTTTTCTTTAGGTACAAATAAATGACCCTTTTCAAATACTACATGAGCTAGAGTAACATTACCTTTTTGTTCATCTACAAATATTGACTTTTGATTTGTAGCGTATCTTAACTCTCTTTCATAACCTTTATCTTTGTCAAACCAAACACAAGGGTATCTTTTAGAATGCCTACTAATTAAAGTGTACGTTAAAGGTTCTTTACCGTGCAGTAAATAATAATTTCTATCTTTATACTCCCAAGTATCTTTTTTTACTTCAGGAGTTGCTGTGGCTTTAGCCGCAGGCTTTTTCTTTTCTTTTGTTTCCATAATATAATATAATATAATAATTAAAAAAGACCCCGCCGAAGCGGGATCTTATTATAAGCATGTTATGCTAATTGAGCACCATGTTTAATAACAATAGTTGGAACAACAGCGCCTAAATCAGCGCCAGTTGCTGTAACTTTGTGAAAAAACTGAGGTCCTTCTACTATTGATCCAGAAGCTCCGGACATCTTTACTAAAGCATCGAGCCACGCAGACTCAAGTTCAGCTTCAGTAAAAGAATACTCGTTGCTTGTTCCAGGAACAGCATAAGTAACAGCTGTTTTAAGTAACACTGCTTCATCAGCAGCGCCACCTGATCCGGCAACAATACCGTAAGTAATATCTACTGTCGCTGCAGCTGTAGCACCACTGCCTGTAATAACAGCAACTACTTCTACCATGTTGTCACAGTTTACAAGAACTTTGTTACTTGCACCGTTAGATAATTTTAAATATCCCATAATTTCTATTCTTTTAAATGTTAATAATTAATTATGCTCCTTTGAATAACACGAAGTTATTAGCAGCTTGAGTTACTAAACATCTTTCAGATAAGAAGTTTACAGTCATTGCATCTAAGTCAGAAGTATAAGCTCCACCTACAGATCCAGTGATCCAAGATTTCATTCTTCTATCTTCAGTTTCAGAAGCTCTATATCTCACGTGTAAGAAAGGACGTCTAATATTAGAACCTAACATTTGATCGTATACTGTAGTTGTTCCAGCAGGAACCAATACACCATCAATCTCTTTGTCTAATCCTCTAGTAGTAGCATCATTTAAGTATTTCCAGTCAGTTTTATAGAAGTCATAAGAACCTCTTCTAAAACCAGAAAATCCAAAGTTTAATGCCATATCACCGTCATTATCAAAAAGACCGTAAGAAGCAGCAGCTGTAGAAGCGTAAGATCCGTTCATTGCAGCAACCATATCATCAAAATCAAGAGCAGTAGCTCTAGATAAAAATAACATGTTTTCTTCAATAGCACCTTGCTTGTCTAAGTTTTTGAGTATTTCATCAAAATCTCCCATTGCACCTGAACCAGCAGCAGCAGCACCAGCAAATCCAGAGTATACATTACCTCTTGCTTCGATAGCAGCAAATAAACCTTCAGAACCTTTTATACCGTTGTTAGCTATAGCAGCTCCAGGAGCAGCTCCTGAACCACCAAATTGGTAATCAGGGTTAGCAGCGTTATAAACATCTGTAGGATCCATAAATTGAGCTTCAACCATAGACATTTCTAATGAATCTTCAAATCTAAGTCTAGTTTCAGATTCAGCTTTTAAATACCATAAGTATCCAGCTTGACCGTCTTCAGTAGCAACTTCAACCCAACCAATTTGAGCAGCATCAGAACCATTAATAGTGTAGCTGTCTTTTAAGATTAAAGGTGAATTTGAAAACTGAGTAAAAGAAGGCTCAATAGAACCATCCATACCAACAGATCCTTTAGCAAAATCAGAACCATATACAAATAGATTACAAGCACCAGCTCCAGTTAAAGCTGTTGGAATAGCACCACCACCGTAAAAGATTATTGTAAACACATCGTTAGTAGTAGCAGGGTTAGTAGCAGTTTGAATTAATGCTTTTCTAGTTACTAAACCAGTAGCAGCATCAGAAATTAAAACTGTTTGACCAACTCTTAAAGCTCCTTTAGCAGCTTGACCAGCAGTACCAATATCAGTTAAAGTAATAGTACCTGTGATATTTGCACCAGCTCCAGCATTAGTAAGTGTTACAGCTTTATAAGCGATGTTTAATCTATTTTGTTCAGACCAAACAACTTGGTCAGATGTCATTGGCATTTCAGCGCCAACCATTCTCAAGAAACCTCCAATAGTTCGGTTTCCGTATCTTTCTACCTCTGCTTCATAAAGCTCAGGTAAGTACTGCTGTGCAAAATTACCCCCAGCTGCACCTGTAAAATCCAGGTAATTTTCGTTAAGGGCCATTTTTGACTGAGCAGGTTTAATTGAGGCAGGAAAACTCCCACCAGTTACAAAACTCATAGTTTATATTTTTATTTATTTTTTATTTTTTACTTTTTATTTTTAACTTAGAATTATCAGCACCAGATATAGCTTTTACTTTAAATCCACCAATAAAAATATCACCAGAAGCAGCACTTCTAGCTTCATTACTTATATTTTTAGATTTAGCCATTACATCTTTAACAGCATCGGCCTTGCCTTGCTCGTAAAAATGATTAGCAATTGTATCAGCGTTCTGAGCTGTAAAAATAGCTTTATGATAACCTTTATAATCTTTAACATTACCGTTATCGTCAAGGAACTTCCCTACGAAATTTGATAAATTAGACTGCTTATCAGCAACTTCATTAGCATCTGAAACTCCATATCTAAATTTTTTTTCACCAAGACTAAAATCAAAACCTTTGAATTCTTCAGTAAAAAATTTATTAGTATTCTGCTTAAATGCATCGTGTTGTTGACTAACTACTTTTTGTTCTTCGTTATATCTATTGAAAAAGTCCATCGCTTTTTGTTGTTCCTGAGTTACTCCTGGCCTCAACTTGATTTCATCGTAGTATTTACTCTTCGTTTCTTCCAAAAACTTTCGGGCTTTGGCAATTTCTTCTTTGTGAGCAAGTTTCTTTTTCTTTATGTCTCGCTCTTCATCCAAATCTTCATCATATGAAAAATTATCTTCTAAAACAAAGTTAATTTCCTCTTGATTGAGATGTGGTTTAGTTTTTTTATAATATTCTTTAAGCAAAGCAGTGTTATCTATATTAGAGTAATCTGCATTTAACCTTGTATAATCTTCTATTGTACCACCTGTTTCTTCCATAAATGAAACTAGTTTCTCGATGTTTTCAGGTAGTTGTTTACCTAATACTTTTTCATCCCTAACTGCTTCTTTTAACTCTTTAGTTGTTTCTTTTACTTCTTCTTTAATATCTTCTTCTGTTATTTCAGATATTGGAGAAGTTACTTTTTCTTTTTCGGTGGACCGTACTTCTTCAACCACTTTTTCGCTACTTGTTTTGTTTTCTGGTCTTTCGATAGTAGCATTGCTATCATCTGGCTTTTGTTCTTGAACGGCGTCTTTTTTTTCTTCTTCTTTTTTTGTTAAATCAACTTTGTGTAATTTGTTTTCTTTTGTTTTTAAAGTTGGTTTTTTAACCTTTACTTTTAAAGGCTTTTTTTCTTTATCTTGAATTGTTTCTGACATAATATAATATAATAATTAATAAAAATATTAAGGAGTAATCTCCCCTAATCCAAGTCCTCCTAATGTATTATTTGAGGACTCAAAATCTGTTGGTAATAAATCATTTTTTCTTTGATCTATCATTTGGCTTTGTTGTGTAGCCTGTATTCTAGTTCTTTTATCTTTTCTATCTTCAATTTCAGCTTCTCTCATGGTTTCTCTTTGAGCTGTAGCTTGCGCAAGTTGCATATTATAACCAAATTCAACTTCCATTAACTGTCTTTTAATTTGGGCTTCTTCTTGCATTTTTTGTATTTCTAATTGAATTTTAGATTGTTCTATCTGTATTTTAGTTTCAGCAACCGCTTGCTGTTTTTGAACTTCATTCATAGCTGCTTTTTCAGCAGTTTGAGCATTAGCAGCAGCTTGAGCTTGAATATTAGCTTGAGCGGCAGCTTGATCCTGCTTTTGCTTTTGCTTTCTTCTTTGTTTTAACATTTGATTAGCTAATTTTAAATTATTAACTTCCCTAATGTCTATAGCATCTTCTAAGTTTATTTGACCACCTTTTAAAGCTATTTGAATATTTTGTTCTAATACTTGCTTATCTTCTTCATCTGGTTCTAGTTCTATAAATATTCCAAAATCATGAAGGTTTAATTTGCTTAATTCTTCTAATGTTCCTACGTTGTAACTAGATATACTTCCTTCTAAAGCGTTTTTAGTTAAAGGAAAAGCTAAAGCATCAGCAACTCTAAGAGATATGTTTTCACATGTTCTAAGAGTTAAATATAAACTTGCTTGCATTAAATGTTTAGTAGCTGTGTTTGAGGCATTAGCCGCCATTTTTTGTAATCCTACTAAAGCGTCTCTATCTGGTTGGCTACCGTCTCTTGCTTCATTTAACCCAGTTACATCCCTAATCATTTGTAAGTAATACTGATAAGTATTAATTAAAGCCCCAATTTTACCTTGACCTGAAGATGATTGCAGTTCTTGAATAGGAACTTTACCCATATTTGGATCACCATCTTGAGTAAGTGACCTACCAACAATAGAACCTGTTTGGAAATACATATTTAAAGCTTCGGCTGGATTATAGTTAGTACCATTACCAAGGTCAACTTCCGCTAAACCATCCATATCTAAATAAACACCGTCAGGTACTATTCTAGACATAACTTGTTGTAGTTTTAAATGTGTTAGCTGTATCATATCGGCAAAACCAGTAATACGAGATACTAGTGATTGTATACGTCCTTTGTACATCCTAGGAGCAACAATATTGTAATTCATATTAACTTTAGTAGTATCTGCTTCTGGTCTAGTCATACTTTTTGCTAGTTCCCACTTAAGCATTTTGTTATGACCTAATATTTTAGCTCCTGAATATAAAACTTCAATTGATCTAAATACTTTTTTAAAGTTATCGTTTTTAGGCGGATCAAATGTATCAGATTTTTCTAAAGCTTTTTCAAAGCCGTTTTCATTTTTCTTTATTTTAAATACTTGATTTGCGTATGTTTTGTATTCAAAATATAAAACTTGAATAGTTTGATTATCATTTCTACCATTCCAATTACGTAAGTAATTTTCGTTACCTGTGTATTTTTGTATTTCTTCTAATTCAGAATCTGTTAAATAAGAAAACTCTTTTTTAAGTTCTGGCAAGCTAATAGACTTAACTTCACCCACATAATATATATCTTCAAAATTTGGATCTTCAGTGTATGAATAAACTAAATTAGCTGGATCTACATAATCTATAGTAACTCCTTCAGACAGGTTAAAATCAGTTTTGACAGCTGCAATTCCCAATACGGTTAAATCATAATTAAATCTTCTTTTAGTTAGTTCATATTTATTAAAATCAAGTATATTGTTAATAACTTCTTCTTCTGCTACTTCTACAGACTGCTTATAGTCCATTTGCATGTGAACTTCTAACTCTTGCTCGTTTTCAATATTTAAATTCCTTCCTTGAGTACTACTTAAATCAATACCAGTACTTTGCAATATAGACTGCTGCAATTCTTTTTGCTGAATATCCATGTTTAACTCTTCAGCATATTTAGTTCTTGCTTTTAAAGATTCAGGATCTTGAGCAAATGCTTTTACTTCATAAGATTTTTGAGACATACCATTTACCACTATGTCTACGAACTTAGATATAACTGGCACGGGTTTCCAGTCTAAATTTAAATAAGATAAATCACCATTTATAGCTAGTTCATCTTTATACTTTTGTACAGGTTGTTCACCTCTAGCATATAATCTTAAGTTGTGAAAGTTATTATAGTTACTTGAAAATCTGTAAACCCCGTATCTAGATCCTGAAAACCATTCACCTTCTACAGCTCTACCTACTTGCAAGCCATATTCCATAGTTGCTTTTTCTGCATCAGGTACTACCTGATCCGGGAATATGCTATTAGGATTACTGTTTATCTGCATTTATTTTATTATTTGTGAAATATTTCCCTTGTTATCATATCTTTTAAAACCTAAATTAAAATCTTTTTTAGTTCTTGTAGCTACTGGTCTATATTTATTTTTATTACAAGCCATTATAGCTAAACCTGAGCTAATTGAAGCATCGTGCTTTGTTCTATTGTTAATATTAAACTTAGCCCAGTCTTCTAATGTTTTTTGATGGTACATGTCTCCATAAGTGTCATTTACCAATCCTATGTAGTTTTCTATATAATGCTCAATAGCAGCAGCATGTGCTTGTTTAATGTCTTCACTTGAATTAGGTATTCCACCTATTTCTTTTTCAGTTGTAGAAAGTTTATTCCAAATTTTATCAGGACGATTTATTGAAAAACCTCTATAACCTCTTCGCTTAAAATAATATAATAATCTAGGTTTATTATTTTCAGCTAGTATTGGCATACCATAAAAAGCACAAGCCATTAATATATCTTCAAAAAATATTTCAGCTGTTTGTGGCCTTGATATGTATTCTAAAAAGAAATGGTTTGGCGGTGCATCTTCCATAGAAAACTTTGTCAAACCATGCAATGCTCCATTAGATCCTTTGCCATCAACAGTTCCTGATATATCATAGCTATCGCAACCAAAAGCTCCAATGTGTTCATTACCAGGATATTTAGATCCATTTTTTATAATTACCCTATTTTGTAGATTTTTAGGTGGCACCCAGCTTATTTGAAATCTACCTTCTTTACTAGGGTAGAATTCTACTTTAGTATCTTTTACCCCATTAATCCATTGAAAACTACCTTGAGTAACAGAAGCTTTATTGTTTAATTCTTCATTATAATCTATTTGTTGGTAGATTTTAGTTAAGTTAAATAAAGATGCTTTTGTCTCATCTCTAAAAGCGTGTTGTTCAGTACGAGGAAATTGTCTATAATATTCGTTTAAACTATCTTGATCAGATTTTAAACCGTCGACTTCGTTTTCCCAGTGTTCAATAACTCCTGTTGTAATTTCATAACCATCAATTCCTTTGATTGGAGTTTTGCTTCCAATGAAGACAGGTAATCCATAAGTATTGATGAATCCCTCGTAGTTCCATTCCATAGGAATGAACAGGCTATAGAGCCCAGAAGATGTTTGTCCGTTTCTATTTCTTTTAGCAACGTCAGAAGCATGGTATAATTTTTTGAAGTTGTCTCCACCTTTATCTAAAGCATTTGAAGTGCT